CAAGGCACTAGCGGAGGCAAATGAAAAAACAGAAGGCGTGGGGGCCGAAGTTTGACGAAGAGGACCGGAAGAAAGTAGCGGCCAATTATTATCACTGTTTTAATTCACCGGCCGGTATGGAGGTATTAAAAGATTTGGAAAAGATGTACCAGGGAAAATCAAGTGTAGTTGCGAATGATCCCTATGGGACTTATTTTCAAGAGGGTTGTCGTTTTGTTTATTTGTTAATTAGCGAAACGGTAAAAATAGGTGAAGAACTAAAATCAAAGGAGAATAATTTATGAATACTGAAACGCAAGAGCCGGTAGCCGATACCTCGAGCGAATCTGAAGCAGCACCACTGGAAGCACCATCCACATGGATGGATGATGTTCCGGAAGATTATCGGGGGGAAAAATCATTAAACAAATATCAATCGGTCGGTGATCTGGCAAAGGGCCATGTTCATCTTTCCAGGATGATGGGGAACTCAGTCAAAATCCCCGGGGAAGAGTCAACCGATGAAGAGCGTAACGATTTCTATACAAAGATGGGCCGCCCGGAAACGGCGGACAAGTATGAATACGCAAGGCCGGACATGCCGGAAGGAATGTCATACGATGAAAATTCCGAAAAGGCATTCAAACAACTGGCGCATGATCAGGGGTTATCGCAAACCCAATTAGGATCCATTCTGGATTTTTATAATAAGTTTGCGCTTGATTCCCAAATCGATCAGAAATTACACATGGATGAAGCCTACTTTAAAGGTGAGGCGGCACTCCAAAAAGAATGGGGAATGAAGGGGTATGATCGCAACGTGGCGATTGCACAACGGGCCATGAAAGAATTTGGTGGTCCGGAGCTCGAGAAATTATTAACCGCGGATCCCCGTGGTTCCCATCCGGCGCTGATCAAAGCGTTTTACCAGATGGGATTAAAAAGCCAAGAGGCTCGGCCATTGGATTCCGAACATGATTCCAGCTTTCTTGATGTTGGCTCGGCACAAAAAGAAATCGAGTTATTTAATAAACCGGGACATAAACATTATAAAGCATACTGGGATAAAACAGATCCAAAACATGCAGAGGCCGTTGCCTACCGAGATCGCCTGTTTGATATGGCGTACCCGGAGGAATAATGGAACGCGATATTACATGCGGCGAGTGTAAACATTTTGGCAAAAAAAGAATTGTATTATCGAGAAAGGACAATCCTTTCCGCCTCGGCAGATTGCGAGGCAAGAAATTTGATTTTTGTTTGCATTATGATCAACCAGCCAAGAGCGAAGATTTTTATGGTTTGTGCGAGGTAGCAATCCGCAAACCAATAGAAGTTGAAGTTCAAGGCATAGCAACCGCGGACCCGGTAACGGATCCTCCGTTAGTTGCATAGCAGTAAACCCGGATACCCCGTAAGGGCCCAACCGTTGTATCCGAGAGCCCGGTGGTCGGTTACCTCTCTAAATTATTAACTCCTCAAACAGAGGTAATGAAATGAGCACTGAAGTCAACAAGGCTTTTGTAAACAAGTATCGCTCTAATTTCATACACCTAGCCCAACAAAAAGGATCGCGATTGCGAAACTTTGTGAGAGTAAACGAGGGAGTTGTCGGGAAGGCTGACCATTTTGACCGCTTGGGTAGTACAAATGCGCAAAAAATGACAAGTCGGCATGCCGATACTCCATTGATTTCTACACCTCACAGTAGGCGAAAAGTTGTAATGGAAGATTACAACTGGGCGGATCAAAAAATAGGTCCCTTTACATGGCAACATGTATCGAAGAACTCCGTGAACTCAGGGAACCTCTCAACGGGTTATGCCGTAGACAATCCTGAGCCAAGCCTACCAATGGTAGGAAGGTGCAACGATCATCCCGGAAGGGAGTACATCACAAGCGTGATGGAAGCGCGGAGCAACCTTAATGGTTGATGATATGATCTGGTCTTTATGGAAACATAAAGCAGTGGGAAACCACGGATAAGGTGTTGCGAACCTTGTTGAACATAAACGCTAGTAGACAAAGCCGATCAGATAAAAATGTTATCTGACCCCGGTTCTGAATATATGACCGCTGGTGTATGGGCCATGGGCCGCACTATGGATGATTTAATTTTAGAGGCAATGACGGGAAACGCTACCAGCGTATCCTCGGCTGATGCCGCTTCATCTGTAGCTTTACCTTCCGCGCAGAAAATAGTTCATGGATCGGCTGGAATGACCATGGCAAAGCTACGAACTGCACGGAAAATTTTACGGGAAGCAGACATTGATCCTGATGAAGAATTATATCTCGCAATCTCTGGAGATAAAATGGATGACCTGTTTGCTGAATCAGGAACCCCGATTATTAACTTTGATTACAACGACAAGAAACCGATGGTTTCCGGAACCATAGGATCCTTTTTCGGTTTTAATTTTATTCACACAGAGCGACTCAATAATGATGGGGACGGTAACCAGCAAGTGTTAGCTTGGGCTAAATCTGGCGTGGGACTTTCTGTCGGGCAAAATATCGAAACTAAAATTTCGGAACGGCCTGATAAAAATTACTCGGTTCAGGCATATGCACAAATGTCACTTGGCGCGGTTCGCGTTCAGGATAATCACGTTATTGAAATAGCTTGCACATAAGGGAGGTGTACTAATGGCTACATATTACAGTACCGAGTACACCACTCACCGTGATGGTCCGGACAAAAATGCTCCGCATACCAGTAACGGCGTTGTGTACGAATATGCACAATTTACAGGGCAAGCTTTGTCAACGTCCGATTCGGTTGAGTTGATGAAGATCCCATCCGGGGTTCGTATCTTACCGACATCTTTCATTATCATTTCGGATCTGGAAAGTTCCGCAACGGTTAATGTTGGATATGCGGCACATACGGCTCAAACCGATGGGTCTGCCGTGGCAGTTGACGCGGATGCTTTTATCAGTGCAGTAGCAGCCGATTCCGCAAGGACGGTGACCTACTTCCATGAAAGCACCACTCATGACACGGGATATGTCACAACCGGAGAGATGGTTTTAACCCTCGCTCTCGGGGCTGGCACATCATTGTCCGGTGACACTTTTGACGTACATATTATGTACTGCAAAGGCTAACGCATAATTCTGTTCGCAATCGGGCCTTTCGGGGCCCGGTTGCATCAGGGTTACATATTAACCAAACTAAAGTCGGGCACTATACGGCATCTGAGGAGTTCCGATTTTGGGATTAAGGACCAATTATGGCTTCAAAAGTTGATATATGCAATGAGGCTTTAAATCTGCTCGGTGCAAATACGATCAGTTCATTGACCGAGAGCTCAACCACGGCCGTTTTATGTAATCGAATTTATGATACCGAAGTTGATTTTTTACTCCGGCAACATAACTGGAATGTAGCTGTTCAAGAAGCAAACCTTGCAGCGGTAACAGGCACGCCGGTTGTTGGCTGGTTATACAAATTTTTAATGCCGACCGATCCGTATTGTTTGCGTGTCTTAAATGTTTATGACACTTCAGACGATGACCAGAATTTTCAATGTCGCGGCCGTCACATTTATTGCGATACCTCGGCGGTTGACATTATTTACATCGGGCGAATCACCGATCCGAGCGAGTTCGATTCAATGCTCATGAAAACTTTGGTTGATCTTCTGGCTTATCGATTATCGTTCCCGGTAACCCGGAGTAAGGAAGTAACAGCAACCATGTACGCGGCATACAAGGCAACTCTCGCCGATGCCATGGCCGTGGATAGTCAGGAAGGAACACCGGAGGAACTCAAGAGTGATCACTTACTTGATGCGAGGTTGCGCTAGATGGCTAAAGTTTTCCCGGTACAAACAAATTTTACAGCCGGTGAATTTTCTCCCAGGTTGTTAGGGCGTGTGGATGTTGCAAAATATAACAACGCACTAAAGACCTTGGAAAATGCCTACGTTCTTCCACATGGAGGATTGAAGCGCCGAGGAGGATCCCATTTTATTGCCCAGGCAAAAGTCACGGCAACCGGGTCCGAGATGATGCCGAACGGTACCTTTGCCTCAAACATTACCGGCTGGACCGACAAGAGTGTCGGCACGGGCTCAATTGCACACTCAACAAATTTAATGAATATTGTTTCTTCCAATGCCTCCAATTATGGATGGGCGGAAGAACAGATTACCACGGTTAAGGGGCAGCGTTATGTTTTAGGATTTGTTATCGGGACCGGTGCTATCAGTTTACAGATAGGAAACAGTAGCGGCGGCGAGCAAGTGTACACATCGACCGAGTTTGCGGTCGGTACGCATACCATGGAATTCACCGCTCAAAGTGTTGACACCTATATGGGCTGGAAACATACGACCGGTGCGACTCATACCCTTGACACGGTTACTCTTAAAACAGGGGATTTTGATAAAAAAGTTCGCCTGGTTCCTTTCGAATTTTCAACCACGCAAGCCTATATTTTAGAGTTCGGCAATCTTTTCGTCAGGGTTTACAAGGATAATGGCCAGGTACAATCCGGTGGCAAGGCGGTCGAGGTTGCCACACCATACACCGAAGCGGATTTGTTTGATCTGAAATTTTGTCAAAGCGCGGACACACTTTATATTGCTTCAAGAGAACACGCTCCTAGAAAATTAACTCGGTCAAGTCATACCGCTTGGACCTTATCAGCCATTTCTTTTTCCGGAGCTCCCTCGAGCTTTGCCGGATCCGCCGATGAATACCCGGCGTGCGTTACCTTTTTTGAAGAACGATTGTATTGGGCTGGGTCTAATGATAACCCCCAAACTATTTGGGCGAGTAAGTCCGGTGATTTTGAAAACATGGCAGTCGGATCAGGTGCGGCTGATGATGCGATTGAGTTTGCCTTGGCCGCAAGTCAGGTCAATGTTATTCAATGGCTGATCGGGTCCTCTTCCGGGTTGATTGTTGGAACGGTCGGCGGTGAGTTTAAATTAACCGGCGGATCAGCCCCGGTAACTCCAACCAATGTGCAAGTAATTCCGGAAACAAGATACGGATCCAATAATGTTTCACCTATAGAAGCTGGTCGCGCTGTTTTATATATCCAGCGTGCCGGAACCAAATTAAGGGAGCTCGCATTCAACCTGGATGTGGATGGATTGGTTGCTCCCGATATGACAATTTTATCAGAACATATTACTGCCGGCGGCATTGTTGATATGGCCTATCAGCAAGAACCCGATACCCTGGTGTGGCTGGTGCGTGCCGATGGCACGTTGATCAATGTTACTTATGAACGTGACCAGAATGTTGTCGCATGGGCAAGGCATCCGGTCGGCGGATATTTTGGCAACGCTACTATCACGGTTACGGATTACGCAAATATTGCGGTCGGTACCACGTTGACATTTACCAAGTCCGATGGAACCACGGTGACCTTTACCTCGGAAGCCTCGAGCGGATCCGCACCGTCAGCGGATAACGGCTGGCGGCCGAACGAATCGAATGATACGACCGCTGATAATTTATTCACGGCAATCAATGCACATGCGGATTTTACCGTGTCCAACCCGGCGGCTAATGTGGTGACGGTTGAGGAAACGGTGCACAAGGTCGGGTACCTGACAATTGAAAGTTCCGACACAACTAGGCTCGCGGTGACCGATGAAGGCAACGCGGTGGTTGAGTCTGTAGCATGCATCCCCAGTGTTGACGGGTTATCCGATGAAGTCTGGATAAGTGTCAAGCGAACCATCAACCAGACAACTAAACGATTTATTGAATATTTAAATACGGATATTCATGTGGATTCCGGGCTCACTTATTCCGGTGTAGCTGCAACCACTTTTTCCGGGCTTGAACATTTAGAAGGAGAAACAGTTCAGATTACTGCCGGGAGTTCTACCAGCAAGGCGGTCTACCCGGATGCCACGGTTGCCGATGGAAGTGTGTCTATCTCGGGAAACGGTCGGACCAGCGCCTATATCGGGCTCGGCTATAACACAACATTAACCACTTTATC